AATCAGCCATCAACTATCGGCAGCTTCGTGTCCTCCGGCTGCATTCGTTTGACCAATGCGGACGTCGAGGACCTTTACAGGCGGGTGACGGTCGGCACCCGAGTAGTTGTGCTGCCGGAAGCGAAGACGGCGACATCGCAGTTGCGGCCGAGGCATAAGCCAACAGCAATGCGTTTGCCTGAGGAAACCGGCCCATCACGCGGTGTACGCGCCAGCGACTCCGAAGGACGAAATGACCGTCAACTTCTCCGAAGTGATGTTCCCGACTTGCCTCTCTGATCAACAAAACGCGACGATGTCGTCGAGGGTGCGGATCGGCGGGAGGCCCATCTTCTCGGCGTGGTGCAGGCGGTAGGTGCCGCAGTGCGACCAGTACGGGCGGAGCCGATCACGGACGGGCCCGCCGAGCATTTCGCATACGGGTACGCCGAGGGCTTTTGCCTTCACGTCAACGAGCGCATTCTCGATGGCCGCGATCGCCTGCTGGATAAGGCCGCCCGGCGCCTGACGCGTGCGCGCATAGAGGTTCGCGGTGATGAGCTCGACCGGGCGAGGATCCCGGCCAATCAACATCTCGGCGAGCTTCATGATGACGACGGTCAACCCTTTGGAGCCGTAGCTCTCGTTGTACTCCGACCAGCCGATGAGTCCCGCGTCCGTCTCGATTTTCAGGAACGAGAAGACGCGCCAGCCGGCGTCCGCATGTAGGTCAACGATGCGAGAGATCTTCATGGAGCTTCATCCAAGGACCGCGCCGGAATAGGCACGCACTCATTGTTCGGGTAAGACTCGGTCGACATCGGGGGCCCCCCCACCACCCTAGGGATCAGGCCGAAAAGAGGGTCACCGCCGGAGTCCACCGCCCCCACCTCTACCTCCTCGATTGACACAGCACTGCCGCTCGACCGCAGCTCGAGCTGTTGCGTCCGAGCTGTGCGGGCCCATGCGTTCCTCGAGCGTCATGGCCCAGGTCGACCCGTTGTTGCAGAAGCGCATGATGTGACCCATCGTCGTCGCGGTATAGCATCTGACAGAGGAAGCGGTCCTCGTGGGCGTCTCACGCCATGCAGACGCCGAGACCGTCAGCTTGCTCCGCGGCGGCACCGGCGGACCATGCTCGGCCAGTCCTCACCCTTCCAACCGGTCGCGCAGCTTGATCACAGTCGCCGCGTACCACTTGCCGCCGGTCGCGCTCGCTATCTTGCGTCGGTTTAGCTCGGCCGCTGCCTTATGCGCCGACAAGCCTGCAAGCTGGGCCATGACCGGCCGCATACGCTCGGCCAGGGCGGCAGCTTCCTTGGCGCTGCGCTCTGATCCCACCGTCCAGCCGCCGAGCTTCACGCCACGCCGCTTGGCCGCGGCGAGGCCTGCCTTGGTCCGCTGCGAGATGAGCGCCCGCTCCTTCTGCGCCAGCGCGGCGAACAGGTGGAGGACGAACGGGTCCACGTCCGCGCCGAATTCGGTGACGACGAACGGCACGCGGTGAACCATCAAGCCAGAAATGAAATGCACGTCACGGGAGAGCCGGTCGAGCTTGGACACGATAACCGGGCCACCAAGCTTTCGCGCTGCTTTGATAGCGGCAGCGAGTTGCGGCCGGCGGTCGATGGCGTCGGCGCCCTTGCCCGTTTCGTGCTCCTCGAAGGTCCTGGTGATGGCGAAGCCCTCCGCCTTCGCGAAGGCGGCGATCGCGTCGCGCTGTGCTTCGAGGCCTAGGCCGCTTCGGGCCTGGCCCTGCGTGCTCACCCGCACATAGGCTACCGCGTTCGCCGTTTTGGTCCCTGTCATAGCCCAAGCCTTGTAATGCCCCACCGACCGTCGAGGTATTACAACAAACGATTTAATACGTCAAGGTAAGGGGTATTAAACGGATGCGGACTGGTTTAACGGGGGCCCTGAATGCAATAGCCGACGCCTCGAACAAGCCCCGTATTCGAACCCACTCGGCAAGGCCGCCAGATTCATGGCGCGATCTCGTGCAAGACATTTCCGACCGGCAGCGCCGCAGCGCCCAGACGACCCGCGCCGTCCTCATGTCGAACATGATGTCGAGGGGCGATTCCTTGTCCGCGCAGAGCTGCATGGCCCGCTTGCGCGACAGACGGTTTGGCGCCATCCGAGGCCGGCCGCCCTTCATCCCGTTTGCCCGTGCAACGTGGGGTGGGGGTGCCATCCTTGGTTAAATCCAATGCGAACCGTTGTTGCCAATAGCTTCCACGTCGGAGATTTATCCTACCATAAAAAGCAGTGGACGTCGCTTCCGGCCATTCGGGGCGGGCGCCATCGGGCGCGAGGCTGGCCTAAGTCGGCAAGCTAAGCGCGCGGAGCGAAGCGCAGCGCCGCGCAGAAGAGGGACAGCAGCCGCCATGGCCGACGCTGTTTTGCTCGCCCTGACCCCTTGAAAACAATGTAGGTGATGTAGGCGATGTCGGTGACTAATGGACCAATTTTTTATAATTAACTGTTTGATTTCTCATCCAATAAACGCGCGCGCGAGTCGTTGCTGAGAAAAAACAAAAATATACCCGGGACCACCTACATCACCTACATCTCCTACATTTCCTCCCTCTGGTCCCTCTCCATCATCTGCGCCGAGGCTGCGGGTCCTGCCTCAGTCAGACTATTTTCGTAATAGCGCTTGCGCTCATTGAGGCACGCAACGTGCAAAAGCCTTGTTTCATGAGCATGTTAGCTGATCGCATCCAGTGACCGCCAATCCTCGCGCCTCGGGCGCGCTGTTGCCCGCGCCCTGCAGCACTTGTTGATTCCCGACGTCAGTTGCGTTCTCGTGTTGTGCCCCCTTTCAGTTTGTCGGCAAGTGCGACCGTCACCTTGTATCTCTCGTGCTCCGACAAAGTTGTTTTGGCGTAGACCGGCTGCCGGGTTCCGTCGATCAGCCAGTAGCCGTCCTTGGCGTCCTTGTTGCGCACCTGGCTGTAGCCGCAGCGCTCGAGCCGGAGCGGGATGGAGCGGCGGCTCCTGTGTGCCGTCAGCCATTCTGCCGTCGCTCCGGTCGCCGCGGCGATCAGCTGCTTCGGTGTTACTGCATCTGGGCAGCCGAGTGCATCGAGCACGTCCGCCAACTCGGCGTCCTCCGGCGCGTTATTGGCGTTGATGATGTCCCAGAACGCCGGCGTCTTCGGGGGCGGTGCCTTCGGGTTGAAGGATGAAATGTCGAGCTCGGTCAGGTACGCAGCGACGTGCTCGAAACCGCCGGCCTCATACCAGTTCCAAAGCTCGTCCCAATAGGTCTGCGCGAAGTCCTCTTTTGTGTGGTTGGACCAGGCCACGTAGTGCCGGCGATCGTCCGGCGGCAAATAGAGGCCATCAGTCTTGTGGTTGGTGGTGATGATGGAGCCGAGGACGTTGAACACGTAGTGTTCGCGCAGGTGCTTTTCGTCGACCCGCAGCACGTCCGGCGGTGTCGCGGTGTATATCTTTGTGTGGTCGTAAAACTTGAAGCGGTCGATGTCGCCGAGATCGCGGCCCTCGTTAAGCCGCAGAATGACCGATTTGGCGAAGCTGTTGAACCGGCCGAGCAGGTGCGTCGGTGACACTTCGTGGAAATTCCAGGGACCCACCGCGCGCTTGACTGGCTCGAGCAAGCTGTCCTTGCCGATCCCCTGCTCGCCACCCAGCACCAGCGCGTGATTGATCTTCTCGCCGGGGCGCTGCACCCGGTGCGCCAGCCATTTGATGCTGTGACTGCCATCCTCCTTACCGAAGATCCGGTAGACGTGGTCGATCCAGGGTTTGGCGTCGGCGGCGTTGCCCAGCTGGACGCGGGGCGGCCGGTACAAGTTGAAGCAGGTCACGCCCTTGCGCTCGATCCAGCCGCCGTGGACCACGAGCCGGTCCTTGATGAGCATCGGTTGGCCTGGGCACCACGTCATCCCCTCGACGCGCTGGTTCTGGTCGAGCCATCGCGTCGCCCGCAAGGCGACGACCTTGCCGTTCTTGTCGCGCTTCGGCCTGCCGGCCTTGGTCAGCACCGGAACCGGCGGCAGGCAGGCGTCGACGCCCGGACCCACCCAGATGTCCCGGCACGGCGTGAAGATGTACACATGGGACGGCGGATAGGCGACGAAGTCCTCGATGTTGACACCGCTGCCTTCGGTATCAGGCTCGATGATCTCCTCGGTGAAGTTGGCGTCAAACTTGCTCACGTGGCCGGCTCCCCGACCAGATCATTGAAATCGGCGCCGGCGCGTTGCGGCTTGAGGCGAACCACGGTACGCGCGGCGCGAATCCATCGTCTCATGCAGGTGTCGGACGCGATCAGTCCAGCTTCATCGTGGTCGACGAGGATGATGAGGCGCTCGACACCGGGAATGACCGGCA